CGACGACGTCGCCCATATCGAGGGGCACGGGCTCCAGGCGGGGCTCGCCCTCCTCCTCGACCTCGGTGTACTGAATGGCGGGGATTTCCACCTGGGCCACATAATAGCGGCCGACGCCCACGCCGATCACAAGATTGTCGTTGTCATCTGCGCACACGTCCACGGTGACGGGGATGTCGCGCTGCCGGTTATCGCAGCGGATGACCAGGTCGTCATCGCCGAAGACGATCTTCTTGCCGCGCTGCTCCACGGCGATCTTGGTCCCAGCATTCTTTTCGACGATCTGGATGGTGTTCTCATTCTTTGCCATTAGGTCATACCTCCTTTAATTCGCAGGGTCAGCGTGACGCTGCTGCCGCTGCCGTCATAACTTGCCTTGAAGCCGTTGAGGGCTTTGTCGGTGATGTGGATTTCTCCGACCTCGCCGGTGTGCGCTGTGACCTCGGCTTCGACCGTGTAAAACAGGTTTTTCCGGGTCTGCGTCAACGCCACGGTGGCCGGGTTGTCCATGGTGGAATTGAACGGGAGCGCCGACGTGTTCGTCAGCGTGACCGTGTGGGATTCGCCCAAAACCTCCGCGTCGGTCATGGCCTGGTGGGCGTCGTTCTGCCGCTGCTGCTGCAGATTGCCCCAGCCGATGATCTGGGCAGCAAGGGTGACGTCCTGGATGCCCTCCTCCATGTTGTTGAAGTTCGTGGCACTCTGGGCCGTGCCCTGCTGGATGACCTCGCCTTGATCCTTGGTGACCTCCGAGGTGCCGTCGCCGTTGTCGGTGATGACGCGGCGATTGGGGTACTCGGTTACGTGGTCTTTCCACTCGGTTTGGTTGTGCATGGTCTCACCTCCTTTCTTGAATCACGCCTCCGTGATGGTAAATCTAAACCGGTAGAGGATGCCCTCCTGGACGCTTCTGCGGGTGATGCTTTCGGCCTTGCTGGCCCACAGATTGCCGTATATATCCCAAAGCTGGACCTCCGTGACCGTGACGGACGTGCCGACGCTGTTGTCGATGACGATGTCGGCCGTGATGGTGCCGTCCGGCTGGATGTTAATCTCCGGCTTGCCGGTTTTGTAGTAGGTGCTGCCGATCTTATACCGGGCGTATGCGATGATGCGCTCGGTATAATTCTTGTAGCCCTGGAGGGCTGCGGTGGTCAGGATGCCTGCCATTTTGTAACCTCCTATTCGGTATTGTCTCCGAAGAGCGGATAATCGAAAGATGCGGGTGTTGCTGATGCCCAGATGCTGATCTCGGCGGAACAATATGCCCCCGACCGGCTCAATGCAACAAAATGAAGCATGATCGTCGGCGGCCAGTCTTTATTCATGGCCAGAGGATCATCATCTCGGCGGCGCTCATTCGCTTCCCCCGAACTGCGTCCAGGCCCCGTCCGGCGTCAGAAAATAAATTTTTCCGGCGGAGGGGATGATTGCCGTGGAGCCCGGTCCAGTTTTGTCGGTCGGGATGTTGTCCAGGTCGTCAACGCTGTCCAGGATGTACGACCGCGCTGCTTTCTGCTGCCTCGTTCCCTCCACGATTTCGTTGAATGCCATAATTGGGGCCCTCCTTTGCTCTCGTTTTATGTTGCGTCATCGTCTCCGCAGAGCGGATAATCGAATGAGGACGCGGACGTGTCTATGGCGGCGGACAATTCGCCGGCGCGGATGGCGCCCACCAAGTTGTCCTGGGGAACGGTGCCGGCGACGTGCTCACCTGCGAAGGTGTACACGAAGCCGGTGGCCTCTCCCGTGGTTTTGACGTCGATCTCGGTGTCCTGCAGGACGCCGACGATGTTGGTCTGTGGGTACGTGCCGGCCATACGGTAGGGGAATGGGTGCGCTTGCCGGCTGGGCTTGATTCTGATCCCGACGTCTGCCTCCATGTACAGGATCATCCGCTGATGGCTGGGCTTGATCCGTTTCAATTTGGACATAACCTCGTCGAAATCTATTGGCCCGCCGTCGCTGTGGATCTCCACGGAGAAGGTGTACGGAGCCACGTTCTCCGCGACTGTTGCCTCCATACCCGTCATGGTCTGGATGATGTGCTCCAGCTTTCTGGGGTTGATGGGTTCCCGTGCGTTGCGCTTCAGGAGCACGGCCCGCCGACGCTCCTCCAACGTCTGAGAGGGTGTCGGTGTGATGCCGTAGCGCTGCTCCCAATACGTGAGGCCCCATGTGGCCGTCTCCGGGAATGCCTGCAGCCGGAGCTCCTCAAAACGGAGCCGGGTCGCGTCCATATCCAGGCCCATGACCTGGAAAATCCACTTTCCGACATAGGAACGGTCATAAATGGGCGAAATCCTCGACATCATCCGCACAGCCGCAGGGCTGGTCGGGAACTGCTCAATGTCAAAACCGTCGCTCATTCTTTAATTCTCCTCCGGGTAGTCGGTGCCGTTGATCGTGACCTTGTTCGTCACGGGGTAGTCGTCATCGTCGATGGGGACGTTGGCGGTGTCTCCGTTGATGGTCAGAGCCGTAAAATCTCCCACGCCGGTGATGCTTGTGAAAAGCGCGTGTACTCGATTCCATTTGACGGAGCCCTCCTCCTTGGCGTTCACGTAATACGTGGATAACGCCGCGGCGAAGCGGGTGTAGATGTCGGACTCCGTGGATACGTCCGAAATCGTGAGGCCCATGATGACAATGTTGAGCTTGCAATTATCGCCGGGGGCAACGACGACCAGGATGGCGCCCACGGGCGCCAGGCGCTCGACGGCACGGTTTCCCGGCGCCATGATGTGGTTGTAAACATTGGTGAGGATCGTCGCGTTGGCCGGCTGTCCGTTGCTATCCAGCACGATCAATTTGACCTTGTTGGGGTGTTCCTGCTCATAGTTTGCGTCTACCAAAACCGTCCCGACGCCGCTGATTTCCTTGGCCCAGCGGATATAATCGGCGTCGCAGCCGACGTAACTTTCCCCAGCGCTCTGCTCCGCCAGGACGATCCTCTCATAGAGTTCGTCGTCTGTCTCCTCCACGGTGCCACCGGTGATGGGCGCCGCGTTGGTAATGCTTGTGACGCCTGAGATGGGCGAGGCCATAATTACGACAGTGTCCGCGGCCACATTGCACGCCGGTCCGCCCTCTGCTGCCGTGACGGGAATGTCCGCAGTGCCGTATTTCTCGCCGGGATCGGCTGCGCCTACGACCGCCAGGGTGTCTGTGCTGTACTCGATGGCCGGGGTGTCTCCGGCCGCCGGGACGCAGAAGATAGTGCCCGCCGGGATTTGCGTACCGGGGACGCCGGTGACGGTGATCGTGCCGGCGGCGTGGTTTGCCGCCCGGCGCGTCAGGCCGAGGCCTGCGGCGTGGTAGTCCATATATTGCCCATACGACCATGCAGGAAACATGATTTTCAACGTCTCGATCAAAACAAAATTGATCAGTTCGTCCTCCTCCAATGCCGTCGGCATGGTGAAGTCATATGGAAAACCGCCCTCGACGTTGTCGATGTCCGGCGGTAGAGCCTGCATCATGCGGGTCTGGATTTGCTCCGCTGTCTCGCCGGTGTACCAAGGCGGCGGCATAAATACTGGCCTTTCGATTGCCATTTCTTCACCCCCTTTTAACCGGTTTCCATTGCCACCGATAGACGGATTTCGTCCAGGTCGCGGCCTCTTACTGCAAACGTCCCGTAGAGGCTTGTGCCCTCCCAGGAAAATTCAAAATCACGGACATATTCGGTCTTGGGGTTTACCATGAGCGCTTCGGTGATGGTGCGCTCGACCGATGCCTCCACGCTGGCGTGATCCGGCTGGGCCGCTGCATACTCCATTTCTGTCCCGATCCGGGTGGAATACGCCAGGAAGGCATCGCGCTCGGTGGCGATGATCTTCATGCACCATTGCATGTATGCCTCCCGGCCAGACGCCTCGACCATGCGATTCGCGCCGTCCCGCGTGAAATCTCCAACGGTAAAATCGAAAAACACGGATGGGCGGTAGTGTTCCCGCTCCGGCTGCGCCGGGGTGTTGATCTCCGGCACGTCAAAAACGGGAAAAAGTTGTTTATTCGCCATATGATGCCCTCCATTACACCTGATTCCCGCGGAGAATGATGTCGATGACGACGGCCTCACTTTGCACCCATGCGACCAAGACGCGGTCGCCCGGTTTGATGCTCCGCATTTTCTCCGGGATGATGATGGTGTGGCTGTGGGAGCCGTTGCCGGACAGATGGCCGCCGTGCTGTCCCATGGTGTCGGTGGTAGTCAAATATCCGCCGATGGCGCCAAGGGTGAGCTGCCTGGCGACGTGGTAGTCCGCCTGGGGGATTGGGATGGCGAAGGTGTTGGTTTTGAGGCTCATATCTTTCTGGATCGTCCCAAAATCCAAAATCAGAGCGCCGTTGGCGTCCTGGTTTTGCCTCATGCGTTCCTGCATAACCCGGGCCAGCTTGTTCAAGCCCAGATTGCTGTCGTCCATTCGTTTCCCTCCCTTACTCGTGCGTTTCCTCCTCCACTGGCTTGACCGTGAAGGTCATAGTGCGGCTGGCGATGTTGTGGTTGATGCCCCTGATGATAAAAAAACCGTGCAGGGCGGCAGTAGCCAGGTGTACCTTGTCCCCCTTGCGGATGAAAGGAACGTCTGGCCCGGTCAATGTGGAGTTGCGCTCTGGCTTGCCCTGGGTGTCGATGATCGTCTGGGCGGCAGCCTTTGCTGCGTCCAGGGTGTCGTCCGCGCTGCGATTGAAGATCCGTTGCCGAATGCCGAAATCCGTGAGGCCGTCCACGATGGCCTCCGGCGCGGCTTTCCCGTCGTCGTCGGCCAGTCCCATGATTTTGACCCGTGTG